AGCGCCGCCGCTAGCTTCTCCGGGCCGCGCTTGTCACCTAGATCGGCTTCGGCCTTGGCGATGGCACGCCATACGGTCGAGGCGATAGGCTGGAACGGAGCCGGCACAAACATCAGCGCAATCGGCGCGATGGCCTGAGCCCCGCGTCCTACTTTCTTTAACCAATTCCAGGTCATTTTATAACTCCTTGCTAGTTCGCGGCTTCGTACGACAGGTCGCACCGTAAGCCGCTTTTGCTGGTTCTGGATATGTCGAAGTGCAACCACCATCCGCCTACAGGCCGACCAGCGCGGCCCTTCTCGATGTGGTATCCGTTCCCGCCGAGCGCCTCGCGCTTGTACGTGCCGCCGCGCAAGAATAGCTGCTGGGTCTCTACCGGAGACCCAAAATGGTCCAGCGACGTGATAACGTTTTCGTCAGAGTTGCGCCGGTGGATATGGCCGCTGTAGTAGACGTCGGCGACGTACTGTCCCCGTGTCCTGGATTGGTCGATCAGCCCCCGGGTGACCTCGCCGCCGCCCCCGTAGCCGTGATGGAAGTGCAACGTTTTGGATGCGCAGTGTTTCGACGCATCCTCAAATCGGAACCGCACAAAGCCGGTGTACGGCAGATGCAGAACCGGCGATTTGTCGCGCCGCAGCGATCCAGTCAGGCGCTCTAGTAGGTCGGTCTGATGATGCCGAAGGATCGAAGTTTCGTGGTTGCCGTCGCTCAGAACGGCGATGTTAACTGCGTATGGCCGATAAAGCTCTTCATGAAAAGCGACCAGCCGGTCCAGGTAGTTCCCGCCGCGCATCTCTACGCGCAGCGCAGCTTCGCTGGACCGCTTGTCCCATTTGCCTTCCATCGCACAAAATGTGTCGCCGAATTTACAAATCGGAGCGCCTGCGTCGACGGCCTCCTGATGGTGCTTGCGGATAAGGTCCAGATCCGAGTGCGCGTTGTCGGCGTGCTCGTCAGAGATAAGCAGAGCGGTGAACCGCTGCGCCTTGCCAGTAGCGTCGAAAACGATATCAGCCGAGGTCGACGACTTGCGCTCAATTGTCCATGCAAGGCTCAAACTGACTCCTTTACTTCAAGCGTTTCTGGATCGCCAAACTTAGCCGCAAGCGCCCAGATTTGCTGCATGTCGTCGTCCGCGACGCGAAGGCAGCCGAAGGTAGGCCGGAGGTATCCGTACACTTGGGCCGTGCCGGGAGCGCCGCCGTGAAGCCAGATGCCGCGACGTTTCAGCGCCAGAACCGCGTCACCGGAAACTGGCGTGAGCTTGATTACAGGATTGACCCCGTACGTCGATGATGGAGGCACTACGGACCCCTTAACGCACGCCCACAGGCCCGTAGGCGTATCACCAAAGGGCAGGATAGGCTTCCGGTTAGGGTTGCCCTCCTTGGCCGCTCGTAGGCCGTCCGACTTGCCCAGGATGGCGCAGCGGTGAAGAGTATTGCCGTCGTCGTCCACCGCCACCAGCCCGCCGGGTCGTCCCCGGTCAGGCCAGCGCGGCAGAGTCGCAATCAATTTCATTGGATGACCGCCGCCGACACGTCGCGCAACTCGATTACGCGGACGGTGATAATCTCGACATCGCCAAGCACCCAGCCGACGCCGGAGTCGTACTTGTCGTTGACCGGCGAGAACAAGGTGACCGTGATCGTCTCGCCTTCCTTGCGATAAGTCAGGTTGACGCGGAAGCCGGTTACGGACGGATCAGTCGACCGCATAAAAACCTGTTGGCCTTTGAGGTCAGGAAATCCAGCGAAGCCGGTCGCGGCCCGCATGGCAGGCCAGTCCTGGCAGATAATCAACACGCGGACGCTGCCGACCGTAGACTCGCGACCGCAGAGCGTCGGGGCCTGGGCATTGGCGCAGATGGCCCAGACAATCAGGAGTCCGGCGATCAATGTCAGGTAAGCCAGCGTCTCGACGATTGCTTTTCTAAAGTTCACTTCTTGGCCTCTGGTTTCGCGGCTTCGACCTTTGGCGGCTGGGCCTTGGAGACCGTCAGGTTCTTTTGGTCGAACTGGCAAGCGTCGACGGCAATGCCGGCACGTTTGCACGCTGCTTCGAATACCGACTGGGCCTGCTTCTGGATCTCGGCCTTCTGGGCGTCGATGAGTTGTAGTTTCAGCGAGGCATTCTCGATGCCTAGCTTCTCCTCCACAGTGAGCGGAGTCTGCGCAAGGCCCGCGAGGGCCAGCGTCGTGGTTGCGATAATGATACGCATAGAAATTATGGAGTGCCGCAGGTAACCGCAGTGACCAAGCCACGCGAAACAGTTATGGTCTTGACGGCTTGACCTGAGCCGCATGAGGTCGTGCCGGAATAGGTAGACGAGCCTCCGGTGGTGACCGTGCCGGAGAAGTCAACGGATGAGCCAGCGCCGATGTTAACCGTTCCAAACGCGTCGAGGTCGTACGTGTTAACCTTTCCCATCCTCACCGACGAGCTGCCGATAACTGTCACGCCGTCAAGTCCGCCCTGAAATGCGGTCGTAGCGTTCACGGTCGGTGCTGTAAACGAGCTGCTGCCAATGACTGCTGCAGAAAACGTCTTGCTGCCGCTGATCGTCTGCGTCGTATTGGTCGTAACGCACGTCGCACAGGCAAACGTCCGATTAGTCGACAGGTCACCGCCACCAGTCAATGGCGAGGTCGTCGAGATTGTCGTCGACGTCAGCGCACGCGCACTAAGCTGCGTCTGAATCGCCGAGGTCACGCCGTCAAGATAACCGAGTTCGGTCGTACTGATAGCCGTATTGAGCGTGCCTGTGAACGACAGATTGCCCGTCACCGCAAGCCCTGCCCCCAGCGTAGCCGCCCCGGTCGCGTTCAGCGTGCCAGCGACGTCGAGCTTGTAGGATGGACTGACCCCGATGCCGACACTGCCGGTTGAGGCGATGCGCATCACCTCGTTGTCGGCGTTGCCGGTCGTCCGCACCTTGAAGGCTAGATAGCCCGCTTGATCCCCAGATGTGCCGTTCTCCTTGCGGCCATGGATTGAGGCAAAATAGCTGCTACTCGTGCTGGCGGTCGTGTTGCGCCCGTAAAATCCGATGGATCCGCCTATGTTTGCGGCCATGTCATCGTTGCTATCGACCACAAGCATTGCCGCGTACCCGCCAGCGGTCGGCCCAGTGAATACAGCCGGGCCGAGGGTATCAGCGGTCGTGTTCGCCGTGCCGCTTTGCAGAACGGAAAGCGTGGTGCGCGGGGCCGTCGTCCCGATTCCCACCTTGCCCGTGTTGAAATAGATGTCCGAGCCGCTGGTCGTCCACTGCCCCGCTGAGTCCGCCGACCACCCGCCGGTCCCTGCCGTGTCGGTTGCCTTCCACACGTACCCGACCGTGGAGGTGGCCCCGAGCTGCACAACGCCCGTTGCGGACAGGTCATACGTCCACGCCTTAGATAGCCTTACGGACGAGCTACCGATAGGCGTCACGCCATCAAGCCCTCCCTGAAATGCCGTCGTAGCGGTCACTGTCGGCGCGCTGAACGAGCTGCCAATGACTGCGCCTGAGAAGTCTGCCGTCGCGCCCCACACCTTCGCCCAGCGGTCGGTCGTGTTGCCGAGTTCAGGGTATACCGCGTCGTTCACAGCGTCACCGTCGACGGTCGCGCGTTTGGCGGGCCGGAGTTCGCCGAAAACAGATACGTGATTCGCCGCAGACGACGCAAACTGCCGATAGAACTGCAATGCACGCGAACCAGCGTTGTCCCGCAGAGTCCACGCGCTGGTGACCGATGTTGCGTTGACGCGCTGATCCCAGAACGCCGCCGCCGATCCGTTTATGTCGAACAGCTCAAACTTCCGCGCTCGCAAGTAGCTGTTGGCGATGCCAGAGGGAGCCGCGTCGATGTTCTCAACGTAGAGGGTCTGGAAGTAGTTCGTGGCGCTCCCGATATCCCAAGCCGAGGCCGAGTTAGCCAAGAAGTTCGCGCCCATCGTCAGCGCCCCTGAGAACGTCTTGCTGCCGCTTATAGTCTGCGTCGTATCCGTCGTAACGCAGGTCGCACAAGCAAACGTTCGACTGGTCGAAAGGTCACCGCCGCCGGTCAATGGCGAGGTCGTAGAGATAGTCGTCGAGGTCAGCGCACGCGCCCCGAACTGCGTCTGAATTGCCGAGGTCACGCCGTCAAGGTAACCTAACTCAGTCGTGCTGATAGCCGTGTTCAGCGTGCCGGTGAACGACAGGTTGCCCGTCACCGCAAGCCCCGCGCCTAGCGTAGCCGCGCCGGTAGCGTTTAGCGTTCCGGACACGTCGAGCTTGTACGCGGGGTTGGGCAAGCCGATGCCCACGTTGCCGCCTGATGGCACTATCACAACGCTACGATAGCTAACGCCTTGTGACAGAGCGTTAATCGAAAGGTACGGAGTCGCAGCGGAAGCGTGAAATGTTAAAAACCCACCCTGCCCCGGCAATGCAACGTCAGCGTTGCCAATGTGCAGAGTTGTGTCTGTAGTCGTGCCGCCTGCGTATATTTTAGCGGAAGCCCCTAACACGTCGAGCTTATGTCCAGGACTCGTGGTCCCGATGCCGACATTTTCGGTTGAGGTGATACGCACGACCTCGGGGTTGGCGTTTCCTGCCGTCCGCACCTTAAAAGCGAGATAGCCCGCTTGGTTGCCACTGGTGCCGTTTTCTTTGAGGCCGTGGATCGAGGCGAAATAGCTGCTACTCGTGCTGGCGGTCGTGTTGCGCCCGTAGAACCCAATCGAGCCGCCTATGTTAGCGGCCATAGCGTCGTTGGAGTCGACCACAAGCATCGCCGCGTACCCGCCAGCGGTCGGCCCACTGAATACAGCCGGGCCGAGCGTGTCAGCGGTAGTGTTGGCCGTGCCGCTTTGCAGAACGGAAAGCGTGGTGCGCGGGGCCGTGGTACCGATGCCCACGTTGCCCGTGGTGTAGTAAATATCGCTGCCGCTGGTCGTCCACTGCCCGGAGCTGTCCGCCGCCCACCCGCCGGTCCCCGCTGTATCGGTGGCCTTCCACACGTAACCGACCGTGGAGGAGGCCCCGAGCTGCACCGTGCCGGTCGCCGAGAGGTCATAGGACCACAGTTTCGACATGCGCACCGACGAGCTGCCAACCACCGTTACACCATCGAGCCCGCCCGACAACGCCGTAGTGGCGTAAACAGTCGGCGCGCTAAATGAAGTTCCGGCGGCAACCGTGCCAGAAAAGCTACCAGCCGCCGCCCAGACGTTGGCCCATCGGTCGGTCGTATTGCCCAGTTCCGGGTACACCGAATCGTTGACGGCGTCACCGTCAACGGTCGCCCGTTTGGCGGGCCGGAGTTCGCCGAAAACAGAAACGTAATTAGCCGCAGTCGATACAACCTGACGGTTGAACTGAAGCGCTCGCGATCCTGAGTTATCGCGCAATGTCCACGCGCTGGTGACGCTGGTCGCGTTGACGCGCTGATCCCAGAACGCCGCCGCCGATCCGTTTATGTCATACAGCTCAAACTTCCGCGCCCGCAGATAACTGTTGGCGATGCCCGCCGGAGCCGCGTCGATGTTCTCGGCGTAGATCGTCTGGAAATAGTTCGTCGCGTCCCCGATGTCCGAGGCCGACGCCGAGGTCGTCAGGATATGCGAGGCGACGGTGAGCGTGCTGCCCAGCGTCGCCGCGCCGGTTGCGTTGAGCGTCCCGGAAATCGCGAGCTTGTAGGCGGGTGAGGTCGCCGCTCCAATGCCCACATTGCCTCCGTATCCCTGCAAGATTAAGCTAGCAGACGACGCGCCTCCGTTGAATGTCACTCCCTGAATGTACGGCGATCCGTCGACGCTTGTCGCTCCGATGGCAAGCTGAAAACCGCTCGACGAATTGCCGCGGACAGTTAAGCCAGCGTTCGAGTTCGAGGTAGCCAGCGTGCTCGCCGTTTGCGCCGCAGCCCCGACGACCGATAGCCTTGCATTGGTCGATTCGGTCGCGGGTGTCGATGTCCCGATGCCGACCAGGCCTGTGAGCCGATAGATGTCAGCCCCGCTCAAAGTCCAATAGCCGCCCACCGCGCAGGATGCAAACGACAGCACGCCGCCCGTCGTGCCGGTTAGGCAGTCCCCGGTCGTCACAGGCGTTGCGATTGGCAGGGTGAGAGTATAGCCAGCCGTCGCCGTCGCGGGGGCCTTCAGCACCACCGATTTGTTGTCTGCGCGTGAGGTGTCAAACTCGATCTGTCCCGGCGCGGTGCCGTCCATGCTCGTAATGATGCGGATCTGATTAAACTTCGTCTGCCCGAACATCAATACCGGAAGGAGTAGCAGAAATGCTCGCATTAAATGACTCCTATCGCTGGCGTGTTTCGCCGCTGGAAAGTGCCGTCGCGCATGACCAAAAACTCGAATATGTTGACCGAGCCAGACTCTGACTCAATCGAGACGCCGCCAGTGCCGAGGAACGGCGCGCCCCATTGCAGGAGGCGTCCCGCAGTCGCGTCAACGGTGATAATGATGGTGAACTGAAGGCCCGGTGTCGGTGGCGCCCCGTTAAACGTCGCATTAGCGATCGTCGTCGTGGCGCGATTCAGCAGAACTTCTTGCGTTAGGCCTTTCTCTAGCGCTAGCGTCAGCGAGGCAGCGCCGCCCAGGTAGTGGATACCCGGAGCATCCCCACTGGAGCCGGTCGCGCCAGAGGAGCCCGTAAGCGAGCCACCACCGGCCCCGCCGCCTGCTAACGCCCGGAAAAACGCCAGATAATCGCCGGTCACCGGCCCCTGGATCGCCTCGACGTTGTACACCCACTGCTCGCTGCGATTGTCCGGCACGGGCCACGCGGACATTGACACGGTTCGGATGAGATACGTGCCGGATATGCCGAGCAGCGAGCAGGTGATCGTCTGCGTTTGCCCCGGCTCGAAGCCCTTCGCGGCAGGCTCCTTGACGTCGTTGGTCGTGTAGCGGACCACGGTGGAGAGCGCCGCCGAGTTGGCTATTTGAGCGTCAGCCTTAGCCTGCGCGTCCGCCTTCGTGAGCGGCGTTGCGGACTGGATGAACCGCTCATACTTTCCAGTGTTGCTTTCGATGGCGGCCCGCGCTGCTACCTGCCCAGCGTTAGCCGCGCCCACCAGGACCGAGTCCACGCCCACGTAGTCGACTTCGATGATGACGCCGACGCCGACAGCCGTGGCCGTGTCGTCCTGCGCCACCGTGGCTCTGCCCTCTTGCCAATACCAATCCTTGCCGGTGTCGACACCGTCGATGCCCAGCGTCTTTTCGACGTCGTTGACGCGTATCTTCGACACCGAATTGGCCGGATAGTCTAGCTCCCAGCTCTTCGTCGTGCCGTCGCCGGTGAAGCTCTTCGTCGCGAGGTCGCGCAGAGCATTCGAGACTTGGACGACGATGGTGTTGATGTAGTCCTCGCGTGTTTCGCGGGCCTCGATAGACGTGACGTTGGCGATGGTGATGTTGGCCGGTGCGGTGTAGGCTGCCGGCACGAAAAACACCAATTTCTTGTCGGGGCGAATAATCCACGCCATAGACGCCAGGTCAGCCACGGCGTCGAACGCTTCCTTGTACGTCGAATAAAACACGGAGAAAAACGGGATAACCGGGCCGGTCGCCACCAGCGAAGTATCGATTCCCTCGCCCGCGCCAAGGCCCGCGCAGAGGTCCGTGATGATGGTATTAACCGTCTTGTCCCGCCACTCGACCTGCCCGGTGATGCGCCGGTCAAACGTCTGCGCGAAGTCGACCGCCGCCACGTCCGCGTACACGTGAGCGGAGTTGATCAGATCCGACGGCACTCGGCGCGTCACCTCGTCGATAGAACCCGAGAATAACGTCGTGGTGGTGTCCTGGTGGATCACTGAAGCGCTTTGCCCGACGGTCGGATAATACGAACCGTGAACCGTTCCAAATTTCAAGGTGGACCGTCCAGCTAGGCTCTTTTCGATCTGAATCGTGGCCGGCCTGGTGCGGTCGTTCCGCGTTGTGCCGCCCACTACGATAGCGATACCCATTAGGCGCGGACTCCTTGCAATTTGAGGT